TTGTCCATCTGCTTGAGTTGGTTTTGGTTCTAATTGAGGATGTTTAGGATCTACTTCTGAATAATGAACAAATAATCCATCCCATTGTGTAACCATTTCTCTATATGGAAATGCTTGACCACTTTGGTCTGATATTGCTTGTGCGAATTTTCCTTTAGCTAATGTTGCCATATTTAAACACTTGGGTAATAAGTTTTTGGACTAATAAATGTACTACTAGGAGATCCATCATTAGCTAGAGCTCTTTGTAATTCATCTTCGTACAATAATTTTAATTCTTGAGTTCTTTGTGGTGCTTTTTTAATAGATAAATAATAAGAAAGACCAGCACACATACATGGAACAAATCGATAAGGAACATCTGTTGCATTAGTGTATACTCCTACATCTTGTATTCTTTTTACATAGTAATAATTTATATAATTACCTGCCTGAGAAGATCCAGGAGTTGTATATAAAGTAATGGTAACTCTATCTATGAATCTTTGAACAAAATATTGAGTAGGTTGTCCAGGAGCTAATTTATTTGAAAAAGCTTGATAAGCTGATCTATCAATTTTAGTTAATGGAGTATCAATAGGATTAGATGGAGTAGATATATTTCTATAGGATGCTTCTAATACATCATCTACACCATAAACTGCAGTAGCGTCTGAAGTTCCATCGGATGTAGAACGATACATTGTGTAAACATTTTGTCCGTTTACTAAAGTAATATTATTGCTTGCTACTTCCCAATAATGCAATCCTCTGTTTGCCCATTCTTGAAATAAAATATTTAAAGAACGTCTAGCAGATTTTAAATCAAATCCTGCATTTGGTTGCAGACCAATTCTTTCATAAGCCTCTTCAATAATTTCATCTATTGAAAAAGTTTTGTCGAAAGTTGTTGTTCCAGAAGTAGTGTTAGCCATTTAAGCTCCTACCCAGCTGTCAAATTTGGACCGCTATATTTATCTGTCAATAATGTAACCGCAGCTACCGTTGAAAATGCAGAAACAAATATTCCTTTTGGAAATAAAATTCCATCTTCTGGAAATGAAAAATTAATTACATCTCCTGCAGGAACATCTGCTGTAAATAAAACAGTGCCATTAGTTGCTGTAGTTGTTAATTCAACTACTCCAGCATTAGTTGAATCAGTGTTAGAAATAATAATACCCCTTAATCTAACTGGCGGTGCTACAATGGCATCTGATGTATATGCTGTAAATCTAGTCGCCTGTATATCACTTTTAAAGCCCATTTGTATTCTCCTTAGTTAGGAGCTCCCGAAGGAGCTCCATTAATTATTATGCATCAGCAAAAGGTGTTACGTTTGCACCAGAGGTGTTTTGTAATGTTAAACCTTCGACTAAGTATTTAGCTGTATCAATTGCTGTAACTTTGATCACACTTCCAACAGCTCCACCTTTAGTAGTTCCGTTTAAGGTAATGACATCGTTAGTTGCTGCAGGAACAAACACATTGTTTGCTGCAGTTGTAGCATTTGTACTTGCAACAGTAATAGCACCATAAAATTTATCAGTACCATCTGTTTTAATATCCAAATCAGTTGCAGCTGTTTCAATAAAGAAAGTGAAAGTTGCACCTAAGTTATTTGGATTGTTAACGTCGTTTGGACCCGCAACAGCTGAATCAGCTGAAGCATTGATTGTAGGTAAAGTTATTTTTCCGTCAGCGTCGTTGACTTTAATAACTCTTCCTGCATAGTCAGCAACTGTTAAAGTTCCACTTGTGAAATCTTTAGTTGCTCCGATACCAGCACCAATAAAACCATTTAACGATTGAACCGGTCCTGAAAAGGTAGTTTTTGCCATAGTATTATCCTCCTAGTTAATTCTACATAGTCTCTAGGCCGTCGACTATACTCGTCTATGCAGAATAATTATGTATAGTAATTCAATTTATATATGAAATTTTCAAATAGTGCAAGGAATAGCTATAGGAAAAGAGTGTTTTCCAGCGGTATAAAGACTATTTAATTACCCAGCGTAAAGATGTATTTCTAAATCTTGCGGGTTTCTAGCCTTTTCTTGGGCCTGCAAAATGGATCTTATAGTTGTCTTGATCTCATCTCCAAGCACGGACATTTCGGATGTTACATTTCCACCATTTTGAAGAAACATCTCATTCCATTTAGATTCGAGACTAATCTTCTTAGCGAATAACACCATCGTGTCTGTTGGCATCTTTAACCTCCTCATAGGTTAAATAACATTTCCGTTTTTCAAAAAAACTGTTAGCTTCCCATACAATAGACTTTTCTCCTATTTTGTCAAGGACTGCTTGCTCAACGGCTTCTATAGAATCAGCCGCCTCAATCATAAAATCTGTAGCATGGCCAAAGGCTCTTATTTTGACTAAAAATTTTTTTCTTTCCATTTCTTTCTTTATACCAAAAAGAAAGGCCCCAATCAAGGGGCCTTTCCTATAAAAAATGCTTAAGAATTAAGCACCTTCAACACCGAAGATACCTCTAAAGTCAGATACACCAAAAGAGTATCTTTCTCTAGCTTTATACTTCATGTTTCCAGTTTCGAAGTCACCTTCCATCTTAGTAGAGATAGCGGCTCTTTCGAAGTACTTCATTCCATTAGGCACATCAGTGATAATGTAATAAGCATCAGTATCAGTTAAGAAATTGTTAACCACATAACCTTGTGGAATCATTCCCATAGATCTGATTGCGTTAATATCGTTATCAGCTGTACCAACTCTTTGCTGAGACTTCATTAATCTCTCTGCAGTGAATTGTAACGCACTAGGAATAATTAATTTCATTCCTTTTGCAGCGATTTTAAGACCTCTTTCGTCTGTCATCGCAGCAATGTCGATTAAACACTGTTCAAGAGACGTTTCGTTTAAGTCAGCTTGAGTTGCTAAAGTGTTAGCTACTGTACCAGCGATTGTTGGGTGAGATGTGTTAAATAAAGAAACACCGTCACCTGAATCGTAGTTATCAGTTGTAGGTAATCCTTGAATTAAAGGATTAACTGCTTTCACTTGTTTAGTTTGCGCCATTGAACGAGCTAATGCTTTTGTATATCTAGATGAAAGTCTGTCATACAAGTTATCTTCAATCGCCTCTTCTGTGATTGAGAATGCTAAAGCAATAGTTTCATGAGTGTATCTAGCTGTGTATGTTTCTTGTGCAGAATCATAAGTCACACCAGAACCTTCAGGTTTAACTTGTGCTGAAGCAAAACCTGATAACATAACTTCTTCTTCAAAAGCTCTGTCCGAAGTTTCCTTCGTATAGATTTGCTCGTGTTGGTTTTCGTATTGTTTGTACTCCAGGCCGAATAGTGCATTCAATCCTGGCTCTAGTTCTTTAACTAGTTGTGAACGTGATATAGCCATAATTATTCTCCTATTATACGCCTGTTGTTTGTTTTAAGAAGTGTTCGTTGATTGTAACAACAAAGTTAACATTAGCAGAAGCTAAGTCACTGTTGTCTGGATCTTTAGAAACACCAATTACTTTTAACTGACCACTAGCTGTACTAGTTGTAGAATCATCTAATTCTACTTTAGATACGTAGTTAGCTGAACTTCCTGCAGTGTACAGAATGTCATATAACATGAACACGTCTGTTTGTGCAGAAGCAGTACTATTGTCAGATTGTATTTCGAACCTTTGATAAGGATCGTCACTTACGAAAGCAACTGTATCCGCCGCGTTAACTTGCGAATAGTGGTTTGCCCACGTAGGTTTTTTAGTAGTTGGATCAGTATAAAAAACACCGTTTAATGAACCTAATAGTACACTACCTGCTGCCGCCACATCTATTGTTCCAGCCGCAGTCGCTTTGACTGGGTCTTGCCAATAGATAGTAGAGCTATCGTTAGCTGCAATACTATATTCACTTAAACCGCCGTTATTAGGATTCTGACCAACTTTAGCAATCGGTCTTAGACCAAATGCTGCGTCTTTGTTTGCCATAGTTTTTACTCCTATAAAGTTTAAGTTTTTTTTGTTGGTTCGGAATTGTTAATAAATTAACTTTTCTTAGAGCCACCAAAAGTTACAC